ACCGTTTATTGTGACCGTAACGCTAGCAGTCAATGCCAGTTTTTCAGAATCTGTGTAGTCGCGGCTAAAAACACACGGGTAATCAACAGCGACAACAAAGTCCCGGTATTCGTTTGGATCGTATGGATATATGAGCTTATATCTCTCGGTCGCGTGATAACCCAAAATCCTAGTGCATTGCGACTGTGCAGACGCCATTAGCGCGTCAACTTCATCAACTGTTATAGCGTCCATTGTAGTTGAATTAAAACGCTGTCGCAACCTTCCGCTTTCGGGTAGCCCGGCGACAACGTTGTAGGGCGCGGCCTGCCCAACCTCATACCCCGGTTCAATGGCATAGTGATCAACAATGCGCTTGTTTATTTTGGGTAAGGCGAGTACCCCTCGTGGGGCTTCGCCGCTAATCATAAGTACACCACCACTTAAAGAAGACTCTGACGAAGTTATTCCCGAATCGTAAGCGAGTACTCCAAAGGAAGCGTTTATTGTTTCGCCTATGGAGCCAACCCGCACATTACACACCGTGTGTGCTCCGTTTGGCGTTTGCGTACGAGTTGACTCGTTTAGCCATCCAGGATTTGGACGGGGAGGACCGTCCACGCAGAAATATTGACTTGTTACACTATTGTCATAGATCTCTGGAGTGAAACTGCGCCAATACTGGGTGCTACCGTAAACACACATTCGCAAAGGAAGCGGCACATAGCGCGTATACCTGATTGGTTCTGACGTTCTTTGCGGTATCTGTTTAACCTGTGTTTTGTATATATCGTCAAGCGGAACTATTGCGGCATTGGACAAAAACATTACCAACAAACTATCACAAACAGACCGAACAGCTTCTATTGTGCCCTTCCATTTCTCCATTAATGTAAAGCTTTTCCCGAACCCATCGGAAACGTTGGCATCAAACAGAGAGAAAAAATAATCCGGCTCTGTCCACCTGTATGCCTCGTCTGCGCTAAGCCACGAGTCTGGCGATTCCCATACGAATCCGCCCACGGTAATTGCGTTGAATGCACCCCTAAGCGTTGTGCAGATTTGGTACAAAGCGCGCGCAAAGTATCTAGCAGATGGCCAGCCGTCAACAACGTTGTTTGTGGTGAGCATTGGGGAGTCATCAGGCGGCGCCGTGACGGTTGTCCAATCAAACGCGCCAACACCGCAAAAAGCAAGAATGCTGTCAACCTCAGACATCAGCTCCCCGATGATGCCGCGCGCGTTGCGAGCGTCAAGCTCGGTCCATGTGCGCGGGACTGGAGGATTTCCACGCCTATATATTCGCCCGACCGTCACTTGTTGCCTGCCTTGTCAGTGAATTTGTACATTGGATACCAGCGCGTGTCGCCCGTGCTGGCCGTCCACAACTGGCCGTCACCTGTCGCGCCTTCAATCTGTGTGCTAGTCGCCCAGAACACTATGCGCGTTGTCTGTTCGTCAGTTGGTATCTCAGGGAGTTCTTTCACCCAAGGGATGACAAGACCGCCACCAACAGCGCGCGGCGTGTCCGCAGAAATCACCACGGAATCAGACTCATACCGAATGCGGATTCCCGGCCCGCCCTTGATGCGCATCATGGACAGCCGCCGCTGTTCATTGTCCAGAGATGCCGAGGCGAACGGCTGGCCGGGGCGTGTTTTGTTGTCGCGTCTAAGACTCACTGGGAACTCCTATCGGCGCGGTGGTGGCGAAATCCAGCCGCTCGTACATGCCCGCCTGAAGGAAGCCGTTTGTCGGCGTCACGTCATACGGGGGCAGGTTGGTGGCATCGTCTTTGTACAGGATTTTTGCGTCCCACGGGTAGAGCCGCGTGCTGCCCCAATAGGTCGAGGACTTGGCACGGAATGAGAAAATGAACGAGTAGATAGCCGGACTCACTGCAAGGTTGTGCGGCTCGAAATCCACGGCGGTACACATCACTTCCCCCTCTTGGAACCCCGCGAACTCTGCGGCATTGACCCGCGAAATCCATCGCCCAACAACGTCCGTCAATGGTTTGTCTGTCTGATAGAAACCACGCGCCGTGAGGTCTACGACCGGGGTGTAGAAGTCAGCCTCGCCGATTTGATAGTTGATTGTCGCGCCGCCGTCCGGCGTGTAGCCGACAACAAGCGACTGCCCCGCGATGTCCGTGCTTTTCCGCTCAACCTCACCACTGCAACGGGCCTGTAGGATGAAGCCGCTTTCCAGCAACGCCGCGCCCTCGAAGGTCACGTCAACGCGGATGTTGTAGACGCCGCTTGCCTCAGTGCTTTCAATGCGCGCCGAGTGCTTGGTGGCGAACTGGGAAACCGTCCTGTATGCGCGCTCAAGGTACTGCGGAACGCGCGTCACGCCGTCATCCGCCGCCATAGCCTCGCGCATGGCTAGTACTGGGTTTGGTTCGTCTGACCTAACCAGATAGGACAATTGCACGTCCTGTATGGCGTCATACGACTTTGTAATGCTTGACCCGCCTATGGTCTTGACTGTCACGACTGACATGTTACCGCCCCCAAGAGAAGGCAGGAGTCACGCCGCCGCCCGCAATGACGGCGAGCCATTTCTCCATGCGCTTCTGTGTGTTGAGCTGTTCCTGCTGCAAGTCCATCGCGCCGCCGAGTTGGCCGCGCCGCACCTGGCCTACAATGTCGCCACCGCTAAGGGCGTCTATGGAGCGCGCGGCTTCTTCGGGCACTTGGTTCATTAGCTGTTCCATCCATGCCGCGCGCTCCCGCTCCATCTGCGCCATTGGGCTGTCTTCCATGCCCTTGGCAATCGCCCGCGCATAGGTGTCTTCGGAGATTAGACCGCGCGCCGCCATTTCCTGCGCCGCGCCCATTTCCTTCTGCGCGCGCTCCCAAGGCGTCAAGAGGGAATCGGTCAATGAGTCGGCCAACCCCTTCTGTTTTTCAAGCGCGGCCTCCCCAGCGTCAAGCATCGCCTGAAACCACTTGGCAACAGGGTCGCGCGATTCAAGGTCTTTCAGTGCGGCATCGAATACCGTTTGGTCTATGAACCCGTCCCGCAGAAGGTTGTTCAATTCCGCGCGCTGGGCTGCGAAGTCTTCTGGTAGAAACTTCTCCGTCAGCTCCGCGCCGCGCATGCGGCCAGCCTCCTCGAATTGCTTCATGGCCTCAACAAGCGGGCCAAACATGGGGCCAGCCTGCGCCGCCTTTGCCGCCGCCGCAAGCTCTTTTTCCCCTTCGGCAATGTCGCGCATGTTGTCGGCGAATGAACCGAAACCAGCCGCGCGCGCACCGCCCTCAATGCCGCCGGATATGGCGTCCTGCCAAACCTTGAACGCCGCGCCAAGTGCCGTAATCTCTTGCTCCGCGCCACGGGAGAATATGCCGTTGATGTACTTCCCAAACTCAACAAGTTTCTCTGTCGCGGACATGATCGCTGGGGCCATCTCAATAAGGAACGTCTGCGCGACACCCTTGATTGCTGACTTCATGCGCAAGAAGTTGTCATTGATTTCCTCGAAGCGGTTGGCCTCTTCCATGTTCAGGGTGAGGCCCAATTCCTCCGCCTCTTTGGAAAGCTCGCGGATGCCCTTCTTCCCCTGTTCCACCATTTGCAGCATCTTGAGGCCAGACCGCCCGAACAACTGCATGGCGGCATTGGCGCGCTCCGCCGGATTCTTGACCTTGCCCAGGGCTTCCACCACCTCAATGATTGTCTGATCGGCGCGCATGGCCTTGAGTGCGTTGGCGTCTTTTCCCAGCATCTTAAGGGCTTCGGCGGTCGTGCCCTCGCCTTCTCCCAAACGCCGTTGCAGCATCTGCGCGTTCTTTGTGAGGTCGCCCACCTCAACGCCAGCAATGCCCGCCGCGTGCTGTAACCCTATCATCCCTTCAAGGGATGCGCCGATTGCGCGGGCCTGTTTGGCGGAGTTGTCTGCGGCAGTCATAACGGCGGAAGCAAAAGACACAACGCGGGTCACGGCAAACGCGGCGGCGATGGGCTTGGCGAGTTTTGCAATGGACGCGCCGAAAGACTTCGTTTGTGTTGAAGCCTTCGCTAGTCCCGCCTGCATCCCGCCAGCATCGGCGCGAATGCCCACAACAAGCTCTTCTATAACTCTCGCCATTGCGTCATCCTTTTTTCAGGCTTCGGACAACCGCGCGGATTTCATCTTCCGTCATGTCCCGCCCGCGCCCGCCCCACTGCGGGATGAAGTCGGCCACCTTCGTCTTTGCCATGCACGCGGCGTTTGCGATGATTGCGGCAAGCACGTCCGCGCGCTCGTCTCCGATGGGGCTTGTCCGGCTAAACTCTATCCAGTCGTTCAACTCAGACATGGGCCACGATTCAATTTCACGGACGCGCACGCCAAGGCGCAATGCCAATGCATGGCAGAAACGCCTCAGCGGCGTCATCCGTTTTTTAGGTCATCGTCTCCGCCCGCCAGCATTCCAGACATGCGCATGATGCTAAGGTAGACTTCCTGCATGTCAGGGTATCGGCTTGCCGGGATTCCGGCGAGGGCCGCATCCGCATCGGGATACAGCCGCTCGCCGGATTCACCAACAAGACACGCGGAAAGGACAAACCCCATTTGCCGGACGCGCGCAAGTGCCAGCTCCTCGCCTTCAATGTCTGCGGGTATCGCGGGCACTGACATCGCTTCCAGCACGCTCAATTCACGGTACGAAAACCCCTTCAGTGTGTGCGTCTCGAATGACATGGATTAGCTCCCACTCGCAGCGCGTGCGAACTTGTAGGTCGTGGTGGTCGGCGCGTCTTTCTCGGAACTGTCGGAGACGCCCGTGCAAACAAACGTGCCGACCGTATCAGAGGTTCCAGACGAATAAACGATGGTGACGCTTGCGGTGTCGCCGTACACGTCGGCGGGCGCGCCGTAGCAGGTGACGGTCAGCTTGCTGTCAAGCTGTCCCGCCTCATACGTCTTTTCCGTGTCCGCAAGTCCGGTGACGTCAATTTCCGCGCCAGTGTCTTCGCGGCTGATGCTCGCCACGGTCCCGAGGGCCGTGGTTCCAAAGGCGAAGGTTGTTCCGTTTGCTGAAAGGCTCATTTGTCTCTCCTATGCCCACACGCGGGCGTTTCTAACGTTGCGTTTCTTCGGCCACGGTTTCGCCATCTCGGCGCGCAGCCTGTCGGTCATAACCTTTATCGCGGCAGTTGCCTTCTGTTCCAGCGCGGGTTTCAGGAAGGGCTGTTGCTGTTCAATTTTCGGCGCGTACATGATGGGCATTTTGCGCATCTTCCTGCCGAGTTTCGCCCCTGCCTTCACACGGCCAGCGGCGCGGCGGACAAGCGCGCCATCCTTTGATGTGCGCTGCTTGACTTCGTACTCCCGGCGGTCCACAACTCCAACGCGGGCGAATGCACCGCCCTTGACTGCGGACACTTTCACGCCGATGGACTTCTTGAGCGCGCCCGTGTCCACCGCCACAATCCGGCGTGCCTCAACCTGGACAACCTTTGCGGCGGCGCGCATCGAGGCGCGCAACGCATTCTCCGCGCGGCGGTAGGGCTGGCCGCGCAACATGCTAGCAATCTCAAGCGCGTTTGAGTCTATGCGGATGGAGCTTTTGAATAGTCCGTTGCTCATGTCCCGCCGTCCGTTTCATCGTTCGCAAATTCAACTATCATGCGCAGGGTGACAAGGTTCTTCCCCGCGTTCAACCGCTCCATGCTTGGGTCATCGGGCGCGGGTTCCATCGCGGAAAACCACGGTTCATCCCGCACGTCCGGCATAATGGCGTCCACCACTTCGGCAATCTCAATGAGTGCTTCCTGTAACGTGGTCTCTGTCAGGTCTGTTTCCTGTTCAAAGTGGCACACTACGACAGGCCGCGCAACAAAGCAATCAGCGGACAGGCCCAACGCCTGCCGCTCCAACCTGTACTCCGCGTGGTAGAGCGCACAATATTTGTCGGGCAAATCTTCCGCCGCACCGTAGAACAGGACGATATGGTTCTTCGCCTCTTGCGCGCTTGATGCGCCTACCCAGGTCTGGAACGCCACGCTTCCAGCGAGGGCGTTCCGCATTGCATAAAGCGAGTTGAGCATGCCCATTACCGCCTCCCCCTTCCCGCTATGGACACGTCAGCCCGCGCACAGTCAAGCCGCCAGACAGCGCCCTCTCCCAAGTCCGCAGACAGGACCGAGTAGTCCTTGCCGCGAATCGTGAGAATGGATTCACCCGCCACGATGCCCTCGATGGCGTCCGCGTCAATGCGCACAAACGCGGACTCCGCGCGCTCGTTCCACGGTTGCCCGTACTGCGCGACATCTTGCGGGTTGGACACAATCGCCGTCACGTCCACCGCCTCCGAAGAGGGAGCCACCTTTACGGTGACCCCCTCCCCGAAGGAAGCGAGAAGCAGCGGCCATTGCGCGGCCATCTGTTCAGCGTAGAACGACATGCGGTCAGGTCACCTTCACCAAGCAGCCGAACGCCGGATCAATCAGCTTCTGCTCGTAGTTGCGGGAGACAGTGTAAATCCACTGCTTCTTGTTCGCGCCGATGTAGTCCACCGTCACGGTCCATCCGGGGGTGTCGCCATCCCATTCGAGCGTGCGCCCGATGGACGGCTCCGTCAGCGGCGCGCCGGGGCTGGCAGTCTTGCAGACCATCGCGTAGTCGTTGCTCCACACGGCGGCGGCGGTGAAGGTGTCCTCGACCTTCGAGCTGTTCTGCTTCGCACGC